AAGGAACCTCCATTAATTTCCTGCCATTAGTAGCCCAAGTAAAATATCTTTGATCACTTGACAGTTTTATTATATTATTCTCAGTAGCTTGTATTGCGAAGTTTCTTAATTGAACATTCTCATCATTGGCTAGATCTATAAATAAAGCTGGATTCATTTTAGCGAATAACAATAAGTCTCTTCTAAGTTCTTTAGAACTCATTGTTGTTACTTTAGATCCTATTTCAACTCTAAGTATAGCTTCAGCATGGTCTATATCCATATTTTTAGCCGCGTTAAGAGCTTCAATTTGCATCTCTAATATATCTAATTCGTCTTCAGCTATTTCTATTTGATCTAACTCTTTATACACCCTGTTCTTTAACGGGTGATACATAGATAGTACTTTCTGAAGACTTTGTTTTTCTTTTGGTACAAATAAAGAACCGTTTTTAAAAAGTATGTGACCTAGCGTTGCTTCTCCTTTTTGTTCATCAACAAATGCTGATGATTGATTAGTAGCATACCTAACCTCTCTTTGTCTATTATTATCTCTATCAAAATACAATAGCGAGTGTTTTGTTGTATGTTTGCTTGGTATTTTTAAAGTTATTGGAGATTTTTCACCTATTAAAACATATGTTCTATCTTTTATCTCCCAAGTTGGTTTTTTTACTTGTTGTTTTGTTGTAGGTTTAACTACTGTTTGTTGAGGCGCAACCTCAATAGTTTCTGCTTTAGCTTTTTTTGTAGCCATAATATAATATAATTAAATAGTTTATAAGGGTAATAATTACCCCCGTTAGTTCAACGAGGGTAAGAATTACATTTGTTATTTAGTGATTACACACCTTTGAATAATACAAAGTTGTTAGCACCTTGTACACATAAACATCTTTCAGATAAGAAGTTTACTTCCATAGCATCTAGATCAGATGTAGCAGCTCCACCGGCAGAACCAGTTACCCATTGCTTCATTCTTCTATCGTTTGCTTGAGAAGCTCTATATCTTACGTGTAAGAAAGGACGTCTGATGTTTGTACCTAATACTTGGTCATAAACTGTAGAAGTTCCAGCTGGTACTAATACACCTTCGATTGAGGAAGGTCCAGTCATACCACCACGCGTAGAAGCGTCGTTTAAGTATTTCCAGTCAGTCTTATAGAAATCATAAGAACCTCTTCTGAATCCAGAGAAACCTAAGTTCAATGCCATTTCTTCAGAGTTTTCAAATAATCCATAAGCAGTTCCTCCTTGTGCTCCAGAAGATAAACCAGCTAACATATCATCAAAGTCTAGAGAAGTTTCTCTTTGACAGAATAACATGTTTTCTTCAATTGCTCCTTGAGTATCTAAGTTTTTCAAGATATTGTCAAAATCAACTAATCCACCACCAGCAGCAGTAAATCCTACATTTACATTACCTCTTTCTTCGATAGCAGCGAATAAACCTTGAGTACCTTTATACCCAGCAGCAGCAGCAGATCCCGCTCCAGCTACACCAGCTTTTTCTCCTTCAACTACAGACATTTCTAAGTAGTCTTCAAAACGTAATCTTGTTTCAGATTCAGCTTTTAAATACCATAAATATCCAGATGTTCCGTCTTCAGTAGCAACTTCTACCCAACCGATTTGAGCCATATCAGATCCGTTTACAACGTATTTATTTCTGATAATGATTGGTGAGTTAGAGAATTGTGTAAAAGAAGGATCAACAGATACATACCCGTCAGTGTTAGCAGCGCTATAATTAGGTGTTTGTGAACCTTTTCCATATTCAGATCCAAATACAAATATCTTTACACCTGTAGTTGCTAAGGCAGCAGTAGTTGTAGCGTTATAAGGAGCTACAGTTAAAGCACCAGTAGCTAAATCAGATCCAGTTACAACAGCTTTTAATTCAGCTCCTGCAGCATCTAAAGCTACAATAGTAGATCCTACAGATACAACGTTTGCAACATAATCTTTAGGATCAGCTGGTGCTACGTCTACAGGAATTGTAATTGTATTTACTTGGTCGTTAGTACACGCTTCATAAGAAATGTGTAATCTATTTTGCTCAGACCAAATTACTTGATCAGAACTCATTGGCATTTCAGCACCTACCATTCTTAAGAATCCAGATAATGTTCTGTTTCCGTAACGCTCTACTTCTTGTTCGTAGATCTCTGGTAAGTATTGTTGTGCAAAAGTATCAGTGTCGCCAGCGCCAGCGCCGTCGTTGAACTTTAGATAATTGCTATCTAAAATTTCTTGTTTTTGAGATGGTTTCAATGAACCAAATGTTGGAGTTATACTCATTTTTTTAAATTTTGTTAATTAAATCTTCTAGTTTTTACTTTTAATTTTGAAGAGTCAGCACCAGAAATAGCTTTAACCTTTAAACCATTAATAAACACATCGCCTCCGCTAGTCTTTCTAGGTTCAGTTGAAATGTTTTTTGATTTAACCATAACATCTCTAACAGCATCAGCTTTGCCCTGCTCATAAAAATGTTGTGCTATTGTATCAGCGTTTCTAGCAGCGTATAAAGCTTTGTGGTAACCTTTAGTATCTTTAACCTCCCCTTTATCATTTAGGAACGTCCCAATGAAGTCAGAGATATTAGATTGTGCTTCTGCTACCTTTTGTGGATTTTTTACACTGTACCTAAACTTGCTTTCACCAACATTAAAATCAAAACCTTTGAAGTCGTCAGTTAGTAGTTCATTAGTACGTTTTAAAAATTCCGAGTGTTTTGCTTTACCAGCCTTTTGCTCTTCGTTATATCTGTTAAAAAAGTCAGTTGCTTTTTGTTGGTCTTGAGTTACGCCTGGTCTCAACTTGATCTCGTCGTAGTATTTACTCTTAGTTTCCTCTAAAAAGTTTCTAGCTTTTGCAACTTCTTCTTTAAATGCAAGCTTCTTCTTGCGTATGTCTCTTTGCTCGTCAATATCTTCATCATAAGAAAAATCTTCTAGCATTAGACTTATATCTTCACCTTCTAAATAAGGTTTCGTTTGTTTATAATATTCTTTTAGTAATGTTTCGTTATCTACATTAGAGTAATCAGCATTAAGCCTCACATAGTCACTTATATTACCACCAGTCTCTTCCATGAAAGAAACTAGCTTTTCTATATTTTCTGGTAAAGATTTACCAATTACTTTTTCATCTCTAATAGCTTCTTTGTATTCTGCTTCTACCTCTTTAACCTCTTCTTTAACATCCTCTTCAATCTCTTCGATTAATTGTATAGGTGAATTATCTTCAACAACTTCAGCTACTGGCTTTTCAATAGCTGGCGCATCATCTTCCTTTATAACTACTTTTGTAACCTCTGGTTCTGTATTAATCAAAGGTTCTTTCATGCTAACCTTAGTGACATTGTTCTCTGGTGTAGCTAATTTTTTAGGTGTCTTTCTTTTTATTTTAAATTCACCTTCTTGTTTTACTGTTTGTTCTGACATAATATAATAATATAAAATTAATAAAGTTTTTTTATCTAAGTTAGAATTGTTCTAATCCAAAACTACTTAGTGAGTCAAGACCTGAAGACTCAAAATTCTTTGGAAGCTCGTCGTTTTCACGTTGTGCTATAAGCTCTGACTGCTGAGTAGCTTGTATTCTAGTTCTTTCGTCCTTACGATCTTCTATATCTTTTTCTTTTCCTTTTTCAGCATCAGCTTTTGCTTTAGCTAACTGAACGTTATAGTTGAATTCTTCAGCCATTAACTCTTTCTTAATCTGAGCCTCAGCCTGCATACGCTGCATTTCAAATTGAGATTTACCCTGTTCTATTTGAAGAGTTGTTTGAGCTAACGCTTGTTGCTTTTGCACTTCAGACATAGCTGCTTTTTCAGCTGCTTGAGCATTGGCTTGAGATTGCGCCTGTATATTCTCCATTTGAGCTTTTTTATCAGCCTCTATTTTCTGTTTACGCTTTATCTTAAGCATTTGATTAGCTAACTTAATGTTAGATATTTGCCTTAGATCTATAACGTCTTCAAGATCAATACCTCCAGATTGTAAAGCTATCTGTATGTTTTTTTCAAGAACCTGTCTTTCCTCTTCGTCAGGTTCTAAGTCTAAGAATATACCAAACTCATGTATATTTAGTTTTTCTATTTGCTCTAACGTGTTTACATTAAAACTACTTATAGAGTTCATTAAAGCATTTTTTGTTAACGGAAAGTTTAACATATCCGCAGCTCTTAAACTTATATTTTCACACACTCTTACCGTTATATACATTAAAGACTGTAGTATATGTTTAGTAGCTGTATTAGATGCTGCAGCTGCTAGTTTTTGTAAGCCAACTAGTGAATCTTTTGTTGGTTGACTACCATCTCTTGCTTCATTTAAACCCGTCACATCTCTTATCATTTGTAAATAGTATTGATAAGTTTGTATAAGCGCTTGTATCTTGCCTATACCTGACGATGTTTGTAGCTCTTGTATCGGTACTTTACCTCTATTGATGTCTCCGTCTTGAGTAAGTGATCTACCTACTATACTACCAGTTTGGAAGTACATATTAAGTGCTTCCTGAGCGTTATAGTTTGTTCCATTACCAAGATCAACCTCAGCTAAACCGTCTACATCCACAAACACACCATCTGGTACCATACGAGCTAGCACTTGTTGTATCTTTAAATGAGTTAACTGTATCATATCAGCAAAGCCTATACTCTTACTAACAATACTTTCCACTCTACCTTTGTACATTCTAGGTGCTGATATAGTGTAGTTCATGTTAACTTTTGTCTGATCACTAAATGGTCTGGTCATGTTCTCAGCTAGCTCCCACTTTAGCATTTTATCATAACCTAGTATTTTAGCACCACTATACAATACCTCTATAGACCTACTAACTCTATTGAAATTATCACTCTCTGGTGGGTCAAACGTATCATCTTTCTCTAAAGCTTTTTCAAGACCTTGATCAGTTTGCTTTATTTTAAATACTTGATTACTGTATGTTTTATATTCAAAATACAACACTTGAACATTATCATAGTTTCCGTCTTGAGCATTGTAATTTCTATTTCTAGTAGAATCTCCAGGGTACTGTTGTATCTCTATAAGATCCTGGTCTGTTAGGC